GGCGCGAACGCCGCATTGCAAAGCGCAGTGGCAAATGGCACCAACCATGCCGACAGCGACGATGTCGTCGCGAGACCAGCAGTAATCGCATGTATACGTAGCGCTACTGCCTCCCAGTTGTAACGGCAATCGTCCATAACGCGTCATCTTTGTTCTAGATATCCAACCATGATTTTCCGCCCCCACCTTCGCGGCTCCTGTCGCGTCCAATAAGTGGATGCCGGTATTTACATAGCCCTCGCCGGTCAGATTGTACGGCGCTGTCGGCTTAATCTTTATGACCCCATGGTCGTAGATCAGCCCACGCACTCGTCTCCATTGGTCCGCATATACCGCTTCAATGTAAAATGCCTTCATCTGATGTGTGTTATCGTTCGCCCCCCAGAACTGACCTTTCGTGTTTAAGGCCCCCGTTTTCATAACGCCATAGGTCGGGCTTAAACTTTCCTGGTAGTTCAGATTTCCGTTTCCGTATGCGCCTTGGCTATCCTCTGTCTTTGCCATGATCGTCATCAAATCGGCAATCAGATTATAACGGGAATAAGTATCTGTATCCCACAGTGCGCCGTTTGCCTTTGCATAGTCTATTTCCTGCTGCGCCGTCTTACTGTACATCGGCTGCAGGCCGGACAAGCTGCGCAGCTTATTCTCTACCAGTGCCCCTCTGAATATCGCCGCGTAAAACTTATCGCCAATAGAGCCGTCTTCCTTCGTGTGGGCATCTGCTCTGTATGTATCGTCGTATTGGCTCTGGCAAACTGAAATATACTCATAGTTTCCCTCCTCCCAGCGGGCAATCCAGACCAGCGGAATGGCCGACATCGCGTTTCCGTTATACGCTGTATTGCCGATGTCAGAAGCCTCTCCTGTCACTTTCTTGGTATGATCGTTTTTGTCCAGCGCGTAATCCTCTTCCCCGTTGGATTTTAACATAACCGGGTAATTATCCCGTACAAACCAGATGTCTCCCCAGTCTCCATAATCAAACTGGCCTGTGGCAAAGTTCATTCTTGCTGGCTTCATGCCGACTGCATCATAAATATATTCGACACGGGCATCTGGATCAGGTTCGTTTTTATTGATTCGGACGCCGTAGCGCTTCATTGTTTTTTCACGCAGTACATTCAACACTTCTGTTGAGGTCTGCTGCACCTGCTGCAGCGTCGTTTCCTGGGCCACTCCTGCAAAGTCCATTCTGATCCGCTCCTCTCTTTCGTCTGTGTAAGCTTTTGCATCTCTTAAAGTGTTATCGTCGCCTCGTTCCATTTCTTCTTTCAAAGCCACAATCGCAGCCGGATTCACTGTAAAATTGACAGCCTCTGCGTTTGTAACGATCATGGTCAAGGCCACATACATGTCATCCACCGCGCCCTCAGTAATTACCACCTTCGGCAAATCCGGCGAATTGGCCAATGCGACCATATTCCCTGCATCGTCAAAGCAAGCCATTTCCCGGATGGTAAAGCCTCCGACATCCGCCGGGATATAGGCGCTTACAATAAAACCATTTTCGTTTGCGCTGTCTTTTTCGTATTTGGCAATTCCGCCTCTCCACACTTCATTTTTTAACGCCGTCATACCGGCATCTGGAATATAATAACTTCCGTTTCCATCCCCAACGGCAAAAGAAGTGATATTCACCTTTTTACCTGTTCTGATCGCATTTTCTACCAATGCAAGCCCAATGTTGGTCATAATCGTAAAATATTTTCTCTCGGTTCCTGTCACTGTTGCCATTATGCTTTTCCTCCAATTACTGTTCTTATGATTCTGGATACTCCGCCATTTGTTAAAATTTGGCCCACGTCTCTGTATTCTGCCACCTGATACGGCTGGATCAAAATCTTTCTTCCGGTCCGTTGGCCTCCGGCTATTTTCATTTTCCCGGTTTGTCTGTTTTCCACATGTACCTTTTCCAAATGGCTTCTGGCATTTTTATAGGTCTTGATTTTTTCAATCACTTTTGCCAACGTATCCACTTCCATGCCGCTTTCGCTTGCATTTAAATAAACCCTGAAATAAAATGGCTGTCCGTTATATTCAAACCATTCTTCCAAGTTACTGTTTTTATAGGTGTCGGAAAGCGCTGTTTCCACCGCTCCTGCCGTTCCCTTCGTCCGCTGCACTAACATTGCGTTTTTTATGATGCGGCGCTTCTGCTCCAAAATATAGCTATCATCATACCAGTCCACGCTAAAATCTTCTGCCAGCTGTTTCAATATTTCCTCGTTCAGTTCTCCCATATTTGCATATATCAAAACATTGTTTAGATTTTCCACTACGATTTTCCTGATCTGTTTTATGAAGGTCTCGGCCAGTGCTTTCATGGTATCGTCTCTTTTTAGGCTGTCTGGATAAAGAATCATCCAGTCAACATCATAAATGCTATTCATCCTCCAGACCCCCATAGATGATGTTTTTCTCTGCGCAAATCGCTACTTCTGTGTCTGCCACCGCCTGATAAGCTGGCCCTGTGACCTCTGCTCTTTTCGCGCCGGCTTTTATTAATAAGTGCTGCAAGTAGCTATTGTTCAAATCACGCCCCATTTTTTCTTTCTGCCACGTTTCATATTCGTCAATAGCCGCTTCGATCTGCTCTTTTATCGCCGCTTCGCTCTGCTCATTTTCACGTGAGATAAAATATTTCAGCGCAATGTTGTAATTTACCGTTCTCGGCTCCTTAACGATCACTTTGTCAGTTAGCGGTCTTCTTATTTTCGCAGATAAGATTTCTGCTATTTTCTGTTTCAGTTCTCCTGACGGTAGTTCTCCGTCTGCCATTAAGACATAAACGTCTACCTCTCCCGCTACTTCTGATTTTACTCTGACGTCTGCGATATCTGCAGAAACCTTTTTCGTCCAGTATTCGTATGCGCCTTCCGGGCCTGCGACGCTGAACTGTTCCAGACTTTTCTTCATCCGCTCCCGGTATGCTTCATCCGTTTCCGCATCGGCGCCGCCGTTCGTCTCTGTCAGATTTTCACAGCGTTCATAATACAAGAACGGTTTTACAATCGTTGTGATCTGTCCTGGCAAAAAGCCGTTGCCGGCTTCTCCGGGCGTCGTGCATTCTGCCTTTGCATCTGCGTAGATGCTTCCAGGGAAAATACTGGCCAGTTCTGTAGTTCGGAACACAATCTCACCGATTGATACCTCTGTGCCCGCTGCGATATTGATTGCCGATTGCTGCGCTTCTGAAATATAAAATCGCATTGTCGTCAGCGCTGGCGCAGCTGGTAATCTCTCGCATTGATAAATATCTTCACCAATGGCATCCAAATAGGAGCCGATGGCATACCTTCTCAGATTCATTTTCGCTTTCTGATTCATAGTAGCTCCAACATGCATGATGACATCTGCCATAAACAGAATATGGAGCCGCGCCGGGTCTGCAGGATACAGCTTGCGCCCGGTTAGTTCTTCATAATCCGCTACCATTTCATTGATTATTTTTTGTGGGTCGTAATCAAAAAACACCAGGTCATTCATCTTCTATGCTCACCTCCAATACAGCCTTCATGTATCCGTTACTGTTCATCTGTACATAATCAGCCTCTCGTATTTGGACCCGCGGTTCAAAGTCCTGTGCCGCCTCTGTGGCGTCAATCGTAAACTGCTGTGCCCCGAACGGCATCGGCCTGTCTATGCTGTCCCAACTGACACCGATCTCCCTGCCCAATGGTACGCTACCTTTTGGTGTATCCAGCAAAACAGACAGATTCTGTACAATTTCCTCCTGCTTTGTTGCCGGCATCAAGTTTATTTTTCTTACCTCTCCTGCCGTTACTTTCATGTTCTCATCCCCTATCTTTGGGAATAATCATTCAAGGTGATACTTAAGTCCGCTCTTAGCAGATTTCCTTGATTGTCGTACTCTTTGGCGGTGATTGACACGCTTTTGATTACCCAACGGTATTTTCCATAGAGCTTTTTTCCAATTTTCAGCGGTAGCACCTTGCCGGTTCTGCAAGCTGTCATAAAGTTTATCATTTCTTTCATGACGTTGATTCCCAGCGCCGCTACCAGCTGCACCGTGAAGGTGATTGTCTCCCCTTCCTGGCCTAAAAACTCCTTCAAATCGTCTTTTAAATGCCTGTCGTGTTCCGCGTATTTGGCTGAAATATTCCAGGCCATGTTGTCTAACGTCATAACGGTTTCCGGTGTTACGGTGAATGTGATGTCTTTGCCAAGGCTCCCTATAATCATGCGAATCCACCTGCCACAAAGCCGTCGCCAGCATCCGTAAAAATGCAGACGACCTGCTGGCCGATAAAAGGCAGCCATGGCTCGATCACGAATTCTTTCTCATGTTTTTTCCCGTCTATCACCTTGTCAGCCTTGATCTTGTCCGGCAACTTTTTATCATAGCTCACGCCTGGCACATCGCTTTCTCGGTCAATGGTGGCATACTCTGACACGCTGTTCCAATCCTCTCCATCTACCTTCTGCCATAAGGTAATAAACGGCTGGTTTATCAGAACCTTTAATTCATCGCTTGTGATCTCAGTATCTGGAAAGAATACACGCGCTGTCCGCTCTGCCTTATTTACCGAAGATGTTGTGCCTATTTTTACTTCTGCCATCAATATCCCTCCAATGCTTTCCTGATTTTTATGCTCACCGTGTACCCGCCTGTGACCGTATGCGTTGCCTGCTCAATGATGTACTTCCCATCATACAATCCAAAGCCTGCAATATTTACCGTCAATCCGGCCAAGTATTTTACGTCTCCGGGTAAGACGATGGTTCCCGTAAATTCGCCTTTATTTTTAGCTCTCAGCTTCGCTTTTGCCAAAGCTAAAGCCTCTGCCTGGCTTGTCACTTTTTTGTCCGTTATGCGCAAAATTTCCCCGTCTGCTTTCTTATCCGGCGTGAAAGTAGCTTTTATCTTTTTCCCTGTTTTCGCATCGGTATACGTCACGATACAGGATTTGTACGATTTGTCCCCGCCTTCGCAGTCGAAGGAAACGCTTATGATATCACTTGTTTTTTTGCTGATTGTCGCGACGCTTTCTTTCTGCTCATACTCGGCCTGACTAAATATAACCAGCTGCTGCGCGGTTACTTTTAAAGACAGCCCTGCGTCTTTGCACAATCTTTGCAAAAATGCCAGGTCTGTTTCATTTTTCTGCTCCCTGCGCTCATATTCCACCGTGTTCTGTGTTAAGTAAAGTGCAGTATATCCGGCTCCGCCTGCGATCTCGTTTAGTATTTTTTCAAGCGTGTATCCTTCCCACGCCTTTGTTTTCTTCTCTTTCTTGATAGCGGCGTTTTCAAAAATAGCGTTTGCCTTGATAGAGAGAATCGCTGGCGGCGCGTTCAGCGATAGCCCATCTGTTTCAAAAATCCCGCAATACAGCTTTTTATCCTTCCCGTCGCTGTTCCAGTTTTTTTGTATGATCGACGCCTCTACCTTGTGGCCCTTATAGCCCTCTTTCAGCCATTTGCCAAGCCACTCCTCTTCCCTGTCGTCAATCGTTATGCTGATATCGTCCGCCTGGCCTTCTTCGTTATCGGTAAAGCTAAAGCTCTGCAGATATCGCGTCATATCCTTGCTGATGTCTTTGCCGTTAAATGAAACAATGATCTCTGTCCTGCGGGCCAGTTCTTTTTTTGTGTCCATCATGGACACGTTTTCAGCCATGCTCCGGCCTCCCTCACCGTTTCCACGGCGGAAGGCTGCTTTCTTCCGCCATAGAAACATCTGGTATTTTTAGGATCACTCCGGCTGAAAAAATGACTGTCTCGACTAAAGCGCTGTTTGCCTCCATCAATTTTCCGGTGAGCATGCAATCTCCCCAAATTTTGTAGGCGATCATATCCCATGTGTCGCCCTGAATCGTTCGGTATTCTGCCATTAATAAGCCAGCCTCCTGATCCTCTGTTCTTCTTCCTTCTGCTTCTGTTCCATTCTGCGCATCAAATCCGCATTGTTGCGCCGCAATACTTCTTCCAGTTCTTCCTTGCTCATACCTCTGGCGTCAATTTGCGGGCTGTTGATGATCTGCCAGACTGGCGCTGCACCATTCCCCTGATTTGGCAGGCCGGTTGCCTGTCTGCTGCGGGCAGATAATATTTCCTGCGTTTCCTCCGCTGTGTAGACCTTGCGCCCCGGCGCGTTGGTTATCAGCTCCGGCCCGTTTTCGCCTGCAATAAAGGTGTCCGGCGTCCTGTTCGTTCCTCTGGCGTATCCTTTCGCCTGGATCGCTGCGATCTGTGCTGTACCTGATTTTGTGTTTCCTATCTTGTCCAGAACCCCTTTGACGCCGTTTTTTACCTTTCCCAGCACCGTTACGATCCCGCTAATGGTTTCTAAGACGCCGCCAACAATGACGTTGATCGCGCCAAACGCAGCGCGGAACGCTGCCAATATTACCGGCAAGATCGCTTTTATGGTTGTACTCACACCCGCAACAGCGGCTCCTATGCCACTGCACAAACCGCTCACAATCGTTGCGATCATCGGTGCATATTGAGAAATGGCCGCAAATATGCCCGGTATCACCTCTGATGCCACAAAATTTAAAAGCTCCTGCAGAATCGGCGTCACATAAGTACTGATCGTTTGAAACAGCTGGCCAAATGACTGCGCGATATTTTGTACTGCTCCACGCATCTGCATAAATGCCCTGAATCCGTCGATTCCTACCAGCTGAATGATCTTCTGCATCAGGCTTCCAGAAATCTCACCATAAAGCAGACCATGCAAAGCCGCCTTTACCGCTGTGATTGCTCCAACGATTTGATTTAAAACAGCTACGCCGGCGCTGCCAAAAATCTTTTCTACAAAAGACTGTATGCCTTCCAGATTGTTGCTTAGAAGCTGCGTTCCGGCTACAATGCTGGTTAATACTAACGCAATCGGAGCAAGCGGCCCCAACAGCCCCGCTATTTTCGCGATCCCCTGAAAACCTTTTGTCGCTGCAAGCGGTGCCAGTAATTTGGATAATGGCCGCAGCACCTTCCCTAGGACGCCAAAACCGGCTGCCCCTAGAGCGATCTCCCGCCTTATGATGGTCATTCCTCTTGCTACTGCCAAAAATCCGCCGTTTATCTCTAGCATAGCCAGCTTGCCGGCAAGTGCCGTCAGCCTAAATCCAACGAGACCAGCCGCCAATTTCGCGATGCTCTGAATCAGCTCCGGATTGTTGTTTATGAATACAGCGGCTTGCTGGATCAGCGGCGTTATGGCTTCCACTGCTGCCCGAAATGTCGGAAGCAGCGCCGTACCTATCGCGATCTGCAGCGCTTCTATGGATGATTTCAAAATAGTAATCTGGCCTTCGTAGTTGTCCAGACGCATATTCGCCATTCTTTCCGCTGCACCCTTGCTGTTGTAGATAGAATCGGCCAGCTTGTCATAGTCTGCTGCCGTTGCGTCCAGAATTGCCAGCAAGCCCTTTTTGGCTTCCTGGCCTGCAACCGTGCTGGCCAGCTCTGCCTTTTCCTGCGTCGTCATGTTTTTTGTCGCAGCGCGAAGCTCATCCATGACGTTTTTTAACGGTCTGGCGCTTCCATCCGTGTTGTAAAACTCAACACCCAGATCTTCAATCGCTGATCTAGCTCCATTTGTATCATCTGATAACCTGGAGATCACGCCGGCTAGCGCCGTCCCTGCCATGCTGCCTTTAACGCCAGCATTTGCCATCAGGCCGGTTGCCAGTGCAGCGTCTTCCATGCTGTAACCCATGGTTCCGGCCAAGGTGCCGACATACTTAAATGTCTCACCCATTAAAGAGATCGTGGTATTGGAGTTTGAGGAGGCAGCGGCCAAGACGTCCGCCATTTGCCCAGATTCTGCCGCTGTATAACCCATAGCTGTCAGGGAATCTGTTAAGATATCCGATACAGTAGCAAGGTCTTCACCTGATGCCGCAGCGGCGTTTAAGACACCTGGGAGACCATCGACCATTTGCTGGGTTTTCCAGCCGGCCATTGACATGTACTCCATGGCCTTTCCCGCTTCCACCGCCGTGAACTTTGTCGTGGCTCCGGCGTTTTTCGCGGCAGTCGTTAAAATCTTCAGGTCATCAGCCGATGCACCCGAAACCGCACCGACTGCTGACATTTGATTCTCAAATTCCGCTGCTTTTTTGACTGTTGCATTGTATACGGCGACTGCAGTTGCTGTGGCTGCCGCCGCAGTCCCGGCAAGCTGCGCCCTTGTTTGGCTGATTGCCTGTCTGTTTTCCTGCTGCAGTCTTCCAATGTCCTGCAGCTGATTTTGATATCTGGCGACCCGTTCATATGCCTCCGCCAGCCGCTCCGATTCCTCTGTTAAATTTCCCGTATCAATCCCTGCGCGTTCCAGCTCCTGCTGTAGCTCAGCCAGCCCGCTTTCCTGCTCTCTGATGCGTGCTGTCGTACGTGCAATCTGACTTTCGTTTTGCTGCATTCTTCTGCGCAGGGATTCAGAGGGTCTTTCCGTTTGCTCATACTCTCGCTGCAAGCTTCTTTGTGTCGCCTGCAGCTGTTCTAAGTGTCTGCGCTGCTCAGTCAGTGTCGCTGTCATCCTCTGATAGGTGCTGACATTTCTCTGGGCCTGCTGGACGCTTCTTGTACTGTTTGTCAGGCTTCTTATCGCGGCGCTGGCCTGTCTAAACTGACCGGCATACCCTTGGGACAGGGTCGCTGTCAGTCTAAACAGGAGCTCAAATTCTTTTCTCGTTCCAGCCATTTTTCACCGCTTCTTTAATTGGTTTTGCAGATCGTTTATGTCCCTGATCCACAGGTTCATTTCCCATAAAGGCATTTCCAGCCAGAACGTGACCGGTGTATGACTGTCTTCTGCCAGCATCCACGCGGTCTGCCTGACCCATTTGCCTATTCCTTCTCTAACTCCAAGTCGTTTAAAAAATTCTGCGCTGCCTCTTTTGCTCGCTTAAATTCTTTGATCGGCAAATTTTCAATAACGTCGCTGCTTAATCCTGCCGCTCTCGCTGCCAGCTTCCCGCAAAAATTCGGGCTGGTTTCTGGAACCAAGAAGAACTCACTTGCAAGATTCACCTCGCGCTCTACAGCGAGCATATCTTTCCCAGTCAAATTGTCAAAATCGAACGTGATTTTTTCATAGGTTTTTCCGCAATATTCAAAAGGCTTTTTCAATTTCAAAATAAACAATCCGCTTCGCGCTTCCGGCTCCGTTTCTGTCAATTCTGGCGCCTGTAAATGTTCTGCCGGCGCCGGAACGCTTACCGGAATCAATTCAGTATTTTTTTCGTCTGTCATAGTGGTTTCCTCCTTACAGTCCTAACGCTTTTCTTACTTCTGCCATCTCATCAACGCCGTTTACGATTGCGATCATGTTAAACGGATCAATTTCTGTGACCTTTGTTCCATCAACAAATTTTGCAAAATATGTCGTGGTGTACTCTCCGCTGGCGTCCGCTTTGTCGCCGTTGGCCAGCTTGCCGCTTGTCAGCTTGGACGGGATCAGCTGCAAAACGTACTTGACACTTACTGTCCCCAATGCGCCGCTATCGTCTCTGCCCCGGATCGCCACGCGGGCTTCAATGTTTTTGGTTTCATAGGAAAACATTTCCTCCTGTTCTTTGCTGGGCGCGATAAAATTGATCGTTGTGGTCATGGCGTTATAGTTTCCGGCCAACGGCATGTTGACGGTTCCGCCGATCCCAAAGCCCTTGATCTCTGATGTTACGCGCTCTAAATCCGGCAGAGAGACGTCCGCAACCCCCAACAGCTTTGTGTTGTCCTTAAAAATCATGCAATGCTCAACTGCTAAACCGTTCACGTTTTAACCCTCCTTTATGCGAATAATGTTTCCAAGTAGCTTACATCCATTTCGAAAACCGCTTCGATTTCCTGATTCGGGATCGGCGCCCCCAAATAGACATGAAATTTCACCTTGCCGGCCAGCAGGCTTGTCATTGGATTTTCCTCTTCCAACAGCTCAATTCTGCCGCCCAAAATCTTTTCTGCGCTTGTCAACCCATTTAAGTAGATGTTGAATGTATCCACGATGCTTTCCAGGCTGCGCCGGATCATTTTCTGGTCAACCTTCTGCCACATATTCAAGATAAAGTTCTTTTCCACCCACGCGAAGGTGCGGGAGGTAGCCAGATACATGTCTTTGGGGTCCGTATTGGCCGGATACGCCGCCGTATAGTTGCCCCAGGCCTTCATGCCGCCAATGAAATTGCTCATCGTCGTGATGCCGTTATCATTCAAGTAGTTGGCCTGATCCAATGTCATTAAAATTTCTGTCCCATCTTTCAGGCAGACCCCGTCGATCTGCAGCTTATGATTGGACTGGCTCTGCGATGGGCATCCGCCGTTTTCGGCGTCAGTCTTTGCGATCAGACCAGCATTCTGCACCGACAGGTGGAATTGACGGTCGCTCAGCTTGGCCATTGGCCAATAAAGCTGCTGCTCTAATGCCGTAATATTCTTGCCGTTCTTCCATTCTGGAACATCAGAATACTTTCTGACCGTTTCTGTGTCTGCGTCGATCAAGGCTTTTGCCTTGAATAAGCCATTGATGCTCCCAGCTTTCGCCGTCATAACGGCCGCAACCTCGCTGTCCTGTGAATAGCCTGGCGCCAGAATCAGGTCTGGAATGATGGAATATTTTGCAAATACGTAGTCGATCAGTTCAATGCCTTTTGTTTCTCCGGTTGTCACGTTGTAGCCGCCAATGATGTCCGCTTTGTCCACCGCACCCGGCGTCACTTGATAAAAGTCAACGTAAACGGCTGTCAGGCCCTCTTTGGCAATTGCGCCGTCGTCCAGCACTTCTACGATCAGTCTCTGTTCATCCTGATTGTAGAAAAGATCATAGTCGGTGCCTTTTGCGTATTTCTTGGTTCCTTCCTGATTACTTTGCACAACGACGGTGGTTGCAATTGCTTCTAATGGCAATGTGACCTGTTTATCTTTGATGCTGTACTGTGCAACTGTATCCGCCTTTGTCCTGTGTGCGCTTGGATCAAGCACATTTACAAATACGGCAGGGCCCATACCGTACAGTGTAAAATGGCTATACATCATTTCGCACAAGCTGTAATTGTCCCAATCATCACTATAGCCCAACTGTTCAACAGCCTCTTTATAATTCTGCGCCAAAATAATTTGGTTGGCCTTTCCTCCTGTCATCTGCACCGGCGCGGTGCCGACTACAAACGGAATACCACTGGCAGCCTCTGTAATAGCTGTGATGCTTGTGGCCTGTTCTGATGTTCGAACACCATGAAATCCCATTGATTACACCCCCTCAAATGTCCGCATTTCCTCATAGTACTTGCTAAGCAAGGTTTTTCCGCTTTGCAGCTCCGCTTTTTTCTTGTTGTAATCTGCAATCGGAACGATCATTTTATCCATGTTCGGAATTTTATCTGCACCCAGATACTCTAACACGTCTCTTTTCGTCCCTCTAAAGCAGTTTCCGGCCCGCAGGTTTTTCTTCTGTAGCGCCGGCCCGATATAAATATAAGTCTCCACCTGCTCCGGAGTTGCCGCATCTTCTGCAGTTTCTTCCGATTTCGCTGCTTCTGCCTGTACATTTCCGGCAGTTTCATTCATTTGTCCAGGCGCTTGTGCCCTTTCGTAGAGCTCCTGCATTTTTTTCAGTGCATTTTCTGCATGCAGGACGGCTTGTTCTACCTCTGCCTTTCTCTCTTTTCCTGCAGCCTCTGCTTCTGCATCAATAATTTCACCGACCAGGCTTTTCATGGTTTCCCGATCTTTTTCTGTAAAGCGTTCCTCTTCTTCCGCTTTCAGCAACAGTTCTTCCGCCTGATCTGTCAATTTCTGCGCCTGTTCCTTTAATTCTTTTACCGTAGCCATTCCTGTGGCACCTCCTGATGAATTCCCGGCAACTCCCATGTCATGACCATGTCGCCGATTGTATAATTTCCGGTTGTCTCATCCTCATAAATTGCATATTCGAAAGGCAATTTGAGCCGGAAACAGCTTTCCAGCTCTCTTACCTTTAATAATTTTGTGCGAATATCCGTAATCAGGTTGAGCAAATCTATGTACCCATTTTCCGGGTCGCTGGCGTAAATCACAAATATGATGCGCACCACGCAGGAACAATCCGGCTGCTCTCCTGTTTTTTGCTCATCAGCTCCGGTCAATAACCGAATCAGAGCATAAGGCACATACTCATATTCGCTTTTTTTGCCTGGTAGTTTCCCCGCATAGACCTTGACCGGCCTATATTCTGCCGTCTTTTCTTCTCTTATGTTTTTTGTGCTTTCGCTGTATTCTTCCAAGCCGCTCTTGTCCCGCTTTTCCTGCTGCCGTACCTCTAAGCGCAAGTCCTTCGTTGCGTCTTGGATAAATCTTTTCAGCGCTTCAATCAACTCAACTGGCGTCATACGTCTATCTTCCTCTCAACAGCCTTTCAACCTCGTGCAGAACACGCTTATTGACGATCTCCTGTACTTCATCCCGCATTGGCTCCATAACGGTTTCTTCTTCCAGCATCTCCGGCAGCGATGGTCCATATTTTTCTTCGATCTGCTCTGAAAATTTGGTTTTCCGCCGTTCCCGTGTCTTATCCCGTCGCTTTTCGCTGTATTTGCCCGCCACGCGCTCAAAAATCCCAATGTGACCCGTTGGCATGATCGCGATAAACGCACTTTCTAACGCCGTTGCCCGGCTGTCTCTGCGTGCTTTTACGACCACCTGTTCGCCTCTTAGGTTCCTCTGATTGGTCTTGAATTTGTACAGTGGAATCTTCCCGCCGCTATATTTGATATAGCCTATGATTTGGTCGCTGCTTTTCGCTGCGCGTTTCATCCAAAATCGGGAATTGCTCTTTAATTCTGCCTGGCTGATATCATACACCCTGCTTGCTCCCCGATAGGCCCGCGTCTTCGCAGCATCCAAGCCTCTGTTCATGCTGCGCTCCAGAACCTTTTCGGCATCGCTTGGGATACTCTCTAAGAGCCTGCTCAATTCTTCCGGATTTTCTGCCCGAACTTCTATCATTATTCATCAAACTCCCATAGTTTCAGGACGATCATGCCGTTTTCCACCATGCTTTCGACGATCTCATATCTGGTGCCGTCTATCGCGATTTCGTGATTTCGGTGCGGCTTGAATCCCAGCTCTGAATATTTGAAATAAGCCGTCACATTCACCTGAAAGATTCCTTCGGAATGGTCTGTCGCTGATTGGCTGCGCTCTGCCTCATTGTCCTGCTCCACCACAGCCAGCGCATGATAGGTCTCATCGTCATAGAAAACGGAAACCGGCTCTGCAAATTCATTGGTATTGAAAAAGACATCGTCTAAATCCGCCTGCAGTTCACTTTTAAGCGACATTGGCCACAAACCAGCTGTTGACTTCTGCAGGAATCGGCAAAGGCTTGGAATGCAGGTACAAGAATCTTCTTGCCGGATTCTTCTTCATTTCCTGTTCTGGAACTCTTGTTTTTTCATATGTCACAAAGGTATCGTTTTTCGTGTCTGCAATCGTGATCGCAGCGTAACCCATGACGTTTTCCTCTCCGGAATATGCTACAATCACCGCATTATCTGGCACCAATGGCGTCGGCGTCCCATTGGCGTCTTCCTCCCATTCGGTGTAGGTATAAATGGACAGATTATTTTTCGGCAGATACCCGATATAGGTAGCGCCATTTGGCAGTTCTTTCGGCGCGATCAAACCTAAATTTACATTTTTTACGTCCAGCACTTTCAGAACCTTTTCATTTTTCAAGAAATAATCTGCTGCTGTGCTACCCATAATTACGATATTGGGATTTACAAAGCCGGTGAGCTGTACCCGCTTTGCCCAACGATCCAAATCTGCCAATGGATCGCTATGGGTCAGGTCGCTCCATTTCTGTGTTTCCGTTGTGATTGTTTCTTTGTTCGTGAAATCCAGATCGATCACATAATTCA